ACTAAGTACAGTTGCACTTGAGCCTTGTATAAACTGACTGGCATCATTAAAACAAATTTTATTAGTGGAATTTAAAGTTAAACCTGTGCCATCTGTGTGAGTTAAAGTGGTATCACCATCAGCACCAAAAGTAATGACTGCTGAATCAGAGTCAAAAGTAAGGTCATCTGATACTGTTAAATCATCTTGTACTTTTAAATCTACTGTAGAAAAACTTGCAAAAGCATCTGTTACAGCTGCACCAGCTCCAGCACCATCAAGGTAGACTGCTTTAGTATCACCAGCTGGTATGGTTATGTTTGCACCAGTGCCTTGTGAAATAATGATGTTTTGTGAACCTGTTGTGCCATTTTCTATAAAGTGCATCCTATTAACAGTGTTAGGAGCAATAGTAATAGTACAAGCAGAATCTAGTGTGCCTGTGTATTTAATATACATTGCTCTTGCTGGGTCAGTTGCTCCATCTGCTATTGTGCTGGTGTGTGTATCAGCATTAGTGGTTATACCTTCTGTACCATATCCTAAAGCTTCACCTATCAGTTCCAAATTTGTATTCGTGACTACACCCCAATTTCCTGACTCATCACCTGTAGCCATTTCATTGAGTCTTAAATCATTTACATATGTACTTGCCATTTATTTATCCTCTGTAAATCTTGTGTTCATCAAGCAGCGTCACGACCACCTTTTATAGTAGTATAGTTTGGAGTTTGACTTGTAGCAACATTTTGATAGTCAGGTGTTTGACTTGTATCAACTTCACCCCATATCAATATTATACCTACACTGGCTGTAGCACTTTGTCCTTCTGGTGTTACATTTGCTTTTGCTACAGTTGAAACAGCACCAATACTAGATGCCAAACCAAATCCTGTAAGTTCAATAACTTCATTTTCATATACAATGACTGAACCTATAGCACTGGTTAGTGCTATTCCAGAAAGACTAACATTAGCTTCTGCATCTACAGTTGCAGTTCCTAAAGAGCTGGTTGCTGATAATCCTGTAGGAGTTGCATTGGCTTCTGCATCTGTTGTGACAGAGCCTAAAGCAGATGTTGAAGCTATACCAGTTAAAGTTATATTAGCTTCTGCATCTACAGTTGCAGTTCCAAGAGAAGAAGTTAAGGCTATGCCAGTTGGGGTTACATTAGCTTCTGCATCTACAGAAGGAGTGCCAAGAGAAGAAGTTAAAGCTATGCCAGTTAGAGATACTGAAACTGAGGTAGCACCCCACCTGTCTTCACCCCAACCATCGCGACCCCATCCAACTGCCACTAACTTACTCCTTCAAGCTTGGCTTTAACAACCTCAAGTTCTTCTTTTACTGGTGTTGTTATAAATTTGTAAGTTAGCAAATAGTCAATCTTATCTATACAGAATTTTATGTCTTCACTCATGATTCAATTATAGACACAAAAACCTATATATAGAAGTCTAGTGTAAACCTTGAAACTTTCTGTTAAGAATCTTACCTACTTTGTGTGGTGTAAAGTTTTCATACTCTGGGTGTAAAGACTGTACTTGCTTGGCTATCCTTCTCCAGCCTAAACCAGCTTCACTACAAGCATAAATGGTTTTAAGAACTTCTTGCTCTTCTGGATGTGGAACTAACTTGGTGTGTCTTCTTGAGCCTACTTCTTCATACTCTTTAGTAAACCCAAAAGGTGCATCACCACCAATAGAGTAACCTTTCTCTGCCCAAGCCATCTTGCCATTAGAGGTTCTTTCCAGAATCATCTCTTTTTCCATCTCAGCAAATGATGCCATCATGGATATAACCATCTCACTCATCTGCCTAGCCATGTTGAACTTTTTTTTCAAACCAACCTCTTCAGGATTCTTGGGCATGACTACTGGCATGTCTCCAAACAGCTCACAGAAGTAAAGAGTAATACCAGTCTCCTCTAGTATAGGTATGGTGGTCAGCATTTCTTTAACTGACCTTGCAAACCTATCAAGCTTAGTGGCTACAATGATGTCATTCTTGTCCATTACATCTGTCAGCTCTCTTGAGGCTGGTCTTTCTGTGAGTGGTTTTGCACCACTCACTCCAGCATCTATAAAGAACTTATCAACAGGTCTGTTGAACTTAGCCTGAACAAACTCCTCTATCTTTTTTTGTTGGTCTTCTAGTGAAGAGCCATCTTTGGCTTGTTGCACTGTTGATACTCTTACATATCCATAGATATTATTAATTTGCTTTCTAGGTTCAATCATTCCAGACTCCATCATCTTGTAGTGTTTCCACTGCTAAGTTGTAAATCATTCTCCAGCTGTATCTGGGCATACATGGAAATTCTCCAGACCTTTCATAATCCCATTCAGGTGGTCTGTTTCCATGATACCAAAGGTCAATCTCTTTACAATTACCATAATAATCATAATCAATCTTTATGCCTTCATACCTTTCAGCTAAATCTAAAGCCATAGCTTGCCAGTCTTTCTTAGGTGGCATTTTTCTAACAATAGGCTCTTGGTATTTTGAAGTTAATTTTTCTTCATCATACTTCTTCTCATATTGAACAATGCTTTTCTCAACCTTTTTCAAGCTATTAGCTACTCTTTTAAGATTAGATTCATACTGCTTCTGTTTCTTTAAAAGATTCTCTTGTCTAGCTAAAAGTTTTTGATAGTTTTTATGCACCTGATTCAAAGACTTTTTAGGTTCAATAATTTTTTCTTTTGGCTTGATAGCTTTGGAAATATCTATCTTACTTCTGGATAATTTTTTGTACCAAATATTTTCAGTCAAAGAAACAAAATCTAAATCAAAACTGTTAGCAGATTTAGCAAGTTCACTTAAAGAAGGTTTGTCTGGATGAACAAAATGTAACAATGCACAAAAGGCACTGACAAACTCTTTACCATGTGCTGGCTTGTGTTGGACAGTTAGTGCATGAGCATACTCATGCAAATAAACTGACCAGTTAAAACCATAACCAGCCAAGTAAATAGCATCACTATAAGTATTGTAGTGACAGACACCATTAGCATGTTTATCTTGTAATTTAGTTTTAAGACCAAACAATTTATTTAAGCGTTTATTAAGATATTTGAGCTCATAGACCTCTAAAGTCTTAGTGCCTTTTTGAGACCAAACTTGAGCATTTTCCCACTTGTAAACTCTGCTTTGTTGATAATCTGTTTTCATGACTTGCTCCTTGCTCTTCTATCTCTAGCCATCTTGTTGGCTCTGTCTTTGGTGTCTTGATTCATTCTATTAACTTCAAGCATAAATTCATCCAACACAGCCTTCTTATCCTCATCACTAAGTTTGGTGTGTATTACTATATCACCTCTTTTGGGTTGCCAAGTTTGATGCCACTGCTTCTCTTGGTCTTTCCAACTCCACTTAATGTAACCATAGTTATCTGAGGTAAACCCAAACTCAACTGGGTTCTTAAATTTTTCATGCCATTTCATGTTTACACCCTCCTTAACTTTTTCTTTTGCTTGTTTACTTGAACAGAAGCAATCCATAAATCAAAAGTGTAACTATCCAGATTGTCATACTGCCTGAAAGACTTGATGATATGCCTTTGTTTTCTTTTCAAGTCTATTAATTTTTTTACTGATGCAAATTTTGTCATTTTTTTCTCCTTGTTATTAATTAATCTCACTGGTCCATCGTACCACACCTTATATTAATATGCAACATTCAATACTTTTAGATACATTAAAATATTTCTTTACACATTAGTACAAAAGATGATAGTGTGCTCACTGTGTTAAATTTAAAAAGAGAAAAACTATGGCAAAAGCATCTAAAAAAACAACCAAACTTCTAGCCAACCTGTTAGAAGAACTGGAATTAAAACCAACCCAAGTTCAAGGGTTGCTAGAATCAATGCAAATTAATATTGAGGATATGCAACACCAAGTAGACCTTAGAAAAGCAGAGCTTGAACATCAAGAAGAAATGTCAGGCAACTTAGGTCTAAGAACACTGAAAGTAAAAGAAAGGTTTACTGGACTTCAAGAAAACATTAAGCCAAATCCAAAAGATGTTCCACATGGAACAAAATTAAACGATTTATTTTAAGGAGAAGAAAAACTATGGACATAATTAAGATAAAATTAAACCAAAGGTTACATCAGATGGTGGAAGAGGTGGTTGAAGAATACCAGCTCTCTCCAGATGAAATCATACTCAATACTCTTGACCACTTCATAAAAGAAAAGAAAGATTTTTTGGTGGGTAGGCAGTTTGAGTTACAAGCAATAGTCAGACAAAAACAGTTGGAGTATGAAAAGGCTGAGAAAGCTTTGGAGTTGCACAACGCCACTATTGCTAACTTTGAAAAGCAAACAGAACCAACCAGCATTGTCACTCCTGTAAAAGAAAGTGAAAACAAAATTTACATGAGGACAGGCAAAAGAGGTAAACAACAGTTTGAGTTTACTGATGAAAATATTAAAGCCTTTAAAGACCAACCTCAGTCTTATTACTATGACACTAAGGTTGATTCACTGAAATTGACTTTTAACAAAAACAACAAGAAAACTTTTTACAGTGTGCACCAAAATATTAAAATACAAAGAGCATCTATTTCAATCTGGTTGGGCAAGGCTGAAGATTTAGATGTAGCCACAGCCAGAAAGATGGCACAGAAGAACCAAAGTTTGGTTAGGCAAGGCATACACCCAACTAAAGATGTACAGCAAGTGTCTGAAAAGACAAACCCACCACCAGAAGTTGATGCAAATGGTTTTGTTATGTGGAGAGAGTTTGCACCCTACAAATACACTGAATTAGATATTCTAGGTATTGCTTTAGAAGACAACAAAATCAATATAGAGCAGTGCAAAAGAAAGTTTCAAAATGGCATTTACAAAGACACAGCAAAACAAGCTTTTGACATGTGGAAGAATGATGAAATGACCATAGGTGATATTTGTAAAGTACAACCAAGTTATGCTGGTACACACAAAGAAAAAGATTGCACAGTCTCAAACATGTTGTTGAGCAGAATACTGAAAGCCATTTGGCACTTTGGTACTGAAGAAGAAAAGAACTACATTTACAAAGATGGAGGCAAGTCATGAAAGTAAACCTAACTAAGAAAGATTTAGAGTGCATATTTACTGGTTGCACAGGACATTATCTTATACCACCTGATGAATATGATCGCCCAGACCAACATAAAAAGTACAACCAATGGCAAAAGACTTGTTACAAAATATCTGATGCTTTAGCTGAAATGGAGAAAGGCAAATGAAAACTGACAAACCTTGTAAACATTGTGGGAAGAAACAGTCTCAATCAGAAGATACAGGCATAACAAAAGAACTATTGTCAGGTTCAATACATGGTTATGTTGCATGGAAAGAGACTAATGATGAGAATGGCAAAGAAACCTTCTATTGTGTTCCTCATGGTCAAGACCGTACATGGCATACACAAAGTTTTCCATCTATGGAAAAACTTGGACAATACATAGGTCAGAATCAACTGAAACCATATTAGGAGAAAGGCAAATGAAAACTTATGTAATAAGAGCAGAAAGAAAACTTGTTGGTTACTACACTATCAAGTGTAAATCACTAGAAGAAGCTAAAGCACAAGCCAAATATCAAATGGCAGTTAGCCCTAAGACTGTAACAGAGTATGAAAAGCAAGAAGAAATTGTTTTGCCTGAAAAAGCTCAAGAGATACAAACTTTTAACGAATTTACAGGCAAAGACAAGTCTGATGTCTAGGTGGCAGAAAAAAACTTTGCTAACAATTACAGTTTTGTCTTTAGTGTTTATCTTTAGCATTACAATTATTTATGTAGAACTGTTAGCTGACCAAAACATACAAGATTTTATAAATAAGGAGAAAAATAATGGGTAGACCTAAAAAGAAAATCCAGAAAAGAGAAAGGGTGTTTAACTTTATCAGTAAAGTTATAGATTTAATCAAATACCAATGGAGAACAGTTATAAAGACCACAATAGTCTTAGCTGGCTTCTCTATATTTATTTATGTGGTGTTCTTTTGGATTGATACAGTCCAAGAGATACGTTTTGAAATAATTTACATATAGGGAGAAGATAAATGAAAACTGTATGGGATGAATTGTTTGAATACTACAAAGACAAACACTGTGTGACTTTTGTAAAGAAAGAGGATTTTGACTATGTATCTATAGTCAAAGCCTTTACTGACAGACAAGAAGCTTTGGACTTTCAGAATCAATGCAAAGAAGATGGCACTTTTGTAGGGTATGCAGACTTAAATGCTTTTCCACCTATGGCTATCCAAAAGTGGATAGAGCTACAAGGTGATGCTAAGTTACCAACCACAGAGGTGCACTGATGCCAGAAGATGACCAACAAAAATTACAAAACATGCACATACTGGCACTGATAGAAAAGGTATGTGAAGACCAGATAGCTAGTCTTGAAGACCAGCTACCAAAGATTGACAATCCTAAAGAGAAGGCACAATTTTTGTTGGCAATAGATGCTTTGAACATGTTGGTGGATAGAGCTAACAACAATGCTGAGAGCATGATAAAAGAATTTAATTTAATAAAGGAGAGTAAAAATGGAAAAATACATTAACATTTTAGACATGTTGTTTGATTCAAACTACAAACACATAGAGCCTGATGTGATGAAAAAAATCATGAAAAAAAGACTGGATGTTGACCATGATGTGTTGGCTGGAGCTGACTACATCATTGATAGATGGAAAGATGGCAGACTTAAATATGGCAAAGATGAACCATTAGCAGTCAAAGCACTAGAGATGTTATGAAGAAAAGAAGAATAAGAACCACAAAACAAAAAGACAGGTTTTGGCTTAACACTTTAGAGCAAAGGCGTATGGACACTGACCCTAATTGGATGCCAGAAATTATGGAAAGAGACTGTAGGACTTACAGAAGGCTCAAGAAAAAACTTTTAAAAAAGGGGAAAAAATAACATGAGAAAGGCAACCATAAACAACAAACATGAATCAAACACAGGTTCACGTGGCAAAAAAACCAGCATAGGCAGAGGTAATGTGGGCACTTCTTCAATGAACAAGGGCAAGCGTAGAGGTTTGAAACCCTACAGGGGGCAAGGATGAATAGAAAAATAGCTTTTAAAAAAAGACAGGCTATGCTCAAGCGTTATGAAATTAGAAAAGAAAATGAAAGAAAGCACAAAGAAAAAAAGCCATGAAAGAAATAAAGATAGATACAAGTGATAAAAGGTCAACTTTTGATAGGTTTTGTGAGTCTATATTTTACAAATACAAAGAAGAAAAAAAAGCCAACAATGAAGAAGATATTTTGTCTTACAGTGACTACAGAACTCAGTACAAGATGTTTCTTAGACAAAAGTACAAAGACAAGAAAGCATCTGACCTGAAAAAGAAACTGGGGTTAGATTAACATGAAACCAGACCAAGAATTAGCAGAGGGTATTTACAACATTGTGGCTGGTTTTATAGATGGTCCTAAGACAGTAAATGAGTTAGAATCATATTACTTAAACAACAAAACAGCTATAACCACCATGAAACATCACAGTGAAGAGCTGTATCAAAAATTGATAAGTAAATTTAAGGAGCAGAAAGATGCGATTAATAGTGACAGAGTACGACAAGAGACTACTGATAGATTTGGTAGGAGAGAGGGGCAAGCAACTACAGAACAAGAAAAGAAACACAACAGAGCAGAAAGAATTAGAGAGCTGTCAAAGAATCATCCATCAGCTGGCTTTTGGAAGGAATAATGATAGACAAAATACTTGAAAACCACATAAAACAAACAACAAAAAATTATGATGAAGTAGCTTTGTTGCTTTCTGGTGGTGTAGACAGTATGAGTGTAGGTTTTTCAGCACACAGGTTACAAAAAAAAGTTACTGCTTATAGTTTTAAAACAGACCTATATGATTCCTATGATTACAACAAAGCTGAAGAAACAGCTGAGATTATGGGCTGGGGTTTTGTTGGCATAACTATACCTACTGAAGATATTAAAGATGATTTCTTTAGATTGTTAGATATGGGGTGCTCTAAAAAAACACAATTTGAGTGCACTTATCCTTTTTTATACATATATCCTTTTATTCAAGAAAAAATTGTTTTGTCTGGCATTTCTGCTGATGGCTGGTATGGGTTGAGCAAAAAAGCAATGATTAATTACAAAAGACCTAAAGAGCTTTTTGATAAATTTAGAGAGGACTATTTTCAAAATAAAAATCCAGCTGGTGTTTTGCAACAACTAAAGCTGGCTGAAATGTATAACAAAAAGTTTGTGCACCCATACTTGTGGAATGATGAAATTAGTAAGTATTACATGTCAAAATCTTGGGATGAATTGAACAAGCCAAAACAAAAAAATGTTGTCAGAGAGGCTTTTTCTGTTGAGTTTGACAGAGTTGGCAAGGTTAAGAACCACTTAAACTTACAGCTGGACTCCAAAATAGATAAAGTTTTTGAATCTTTGCTTGATGACTATGAAATAAATTGGAAAGACAGGACACGTGTTATGGATGTTTGTAGAGATTGGAGCAAACAAAGAGATTACAATGAGCAAAATCAAATATCTATCAATTTGTAGTGGCATAGAGTCAGTAGGTGTGGCTTGGAATCCATTAGGTTTTGAGCCAGTAGGCTTATCAGAAATTGACCCCTTTAGGTCAGCAGTTTTAGAATATCATTATCCAGAGGTAAAAAATTATGGCGACTTCACCAAAATCCAAAAAACAGACCTTAGAGCACAACCAGATGTCCTTGTGGGAGGAACGCCCTGTGCAACATTCAGCATTGCTGGACTTCGAGAGGGTATCAGTACAGAACGGGGAAACCTCGCACTTGAGTTTATTAAATTGGCTCAGAGACTCCAACCCACTTGGGTCGTCTGGGAAAATGTGCCCGGAGTCCTGTCGTCTAATGGAGGACGGGACTTTGCTTCCTTTCTTGGAGGTTTGGCAGAATGCGGGTATGGGTTCGCCTACAGGGTTCTTAACACTGAGTATGTCAGAACACAACGATTTCCAAGAGCTATCCCTCAAAGGAGAAGACGTGTCTTTGTTATCGGACATCTTGGAGACTGGAGAAGTGCAGCAAAGGTACTTTTTGACTCAGCCTCAATGCCAGAGAATCCTAGACCGCTCAGAAGAAAGAGGAGTGGAGCTCCCAAAAAACCTGAAACAAACACTGGAGAGCACAGTGAAGACCAAACCTTCTGGACAAAAATAAACAGACAGGGTGAGTATGTTGATGAATCTGCACGCAAAGGTGTTTCAAGCACATTAACAGCTGGAGGTAGACACTCAGCACAACAAAATGCAATATTGGTAGAACACCCAACTGATGTCTACATGATGAGAGACAGTCAAACAGGCTCTAATGGCAAGCCATACATAGATGAGGATGTGTCTTGGTCACTAACAGCTCATGATAGATACACTGTCATTGAAACTAGCACACCTGACAAAACAGCTAGAATACACAAAGATGAAATATCACCTACTCTAACAGCTATGACTGGGGGTAACAGACAACCTATAGTTTTTATAGAAAAAGAAACAAAAGACACTGACAACAGCTTGATACATTGTGCTGATGAAGTAGAAATAGTGAAAGTAAGAAAGCATGAGGTTGATGTAGAAGGTTTGCAAAAGGTTTTGAAAGAATCTAAAGACAATAAAAACTACACCATGCAACAAATAGCAGACATGACTGGTGTGAATAAAACAACAGTTGACCATTGGTTTAGGACAGATAATAGTTTTGCCATACCTACAGAAGACATATGGGAAGACTTAAAAAAGGTTTTAGGCATAGAAACCACCAAGTTTGATGCTTCAATTACTGAATTTGAATACAGAGAAGGCAATTATGAGATGTCTAAAAGGGTATATAGCAGTGATGGTGTTTCTCCTACAATCACAGCCAGCAACCCAGATGCAAAAATTCAAATAAATCCTGATGGCACTAAAAATGTTATAAGAAGGCTCACGCCAATAGAATGCGAGAGATTACAAGGATTTCCAGATAACTACACACAGATACCATACAGAGGTAAACCAAAAGAAGAGTGTCCTGTTTCTAAAAGATATGAGGCTTGTGGTAGGGCTATGTCTATTAATGTTATGGAGTATATGGGAGACAGATTAAAGAAGGTGCACAATGGGGAGATTTGATTTTGGAAAGGTAGATGACTTTGAAAAACACATAGAGTTATCAATACCAAACTTTTTAACACTGGATAACATATTCAAGCATGTTACTCATGAGTTTGCACAACCAGAAAGCACAGTTGTGGATTTGGGTTGTTCTACTGGCAGATTCTTGAGTGGCTTGACCCAGATAGAAGAATGTAAATATGTGGGCATAGACACAGTGGATATGGAAACCAGAAGAGAGAATTTTTTGTTTGTAAAGGGTGATGTAGAGGACTGGTTGGAAGAACAGTTAAGAAACACGGCCGTACTTTCAGTTATTGTCAGTATGTTTTTTTTGCAGTTCTTAGGTGGAGAAAAAAGAGCCAGAGTGCTTAACCTTATCAGAAACCACATAGATATGGGTGCAAAGCTATTAGTTGCTGAGAAAGTGTTTTTGGAAGACTCTAGGTTGCAATCACTTATACACAGGTTGCACATACAAGAGAAAAGAAAGGGTTTTACAGAAAAAGAAATACTGGATAAAGATTTGCAACTATCAGTGTCTATGTTCTGCAAACAAGAATCAGAACTAGAGGGTGAGTTGAAAACATTGGGTAGTGTAACCAAAGTTTGGCAAAGCTATAACTTTATGGGTTATGTGGTGCAATAAAAAAGGCTGTCATTAGACAGCCCCTTTTACAGTTTTGATTTTAGTCATACAAGACTTCTTCTAAGTCTTCAAGATTAAGTGCATACCATTTATCAACAGTGCCTTCATAGGCTTTGATGTCATGCTCACAGTATTTGATGTACTTAGAAGGCTCACCATAAATTGGAGTTCCTTTTTTTTCTCTACCCCATCCATTAGCAAGACCTTCAAAAACTTTTTTGCCTTGTTTTTCCATTTCTTGGTATTCAGCCAAAGCTTTTTTTAGTCTTACAATTTCTTCTTTAACTAAGTCACATGAAAGCTCTAGTGGAAGGGCATGTCTACCCATGCAACTACCTGACCTCCAGCCTTCTACTGTGTAACCGTGGTCTGCTATCCTATTAGTTTTGACATCTATTTTGTGTCTTTTCTTACAAAGCTGGCAATGACCCCAGTATTTAGCAGACCTTTCAGTTCTGACACCTTCAGTCTTAACTTTCTTAGGTTTGGCTACAATCTCTGCTTCTTTGAAAAAAGCTCTAAGCTCTACTAAGCCTTTAATTGGAATCCACACATTACCAAAAGTTTTGAAAAACTCAGCGTGTTTGGCTTCTCTTACATTGTGAAGGTCATAAGGTGTATCATCACTAGGGTTGGCATTTTTAAAATCTTGATACTCAGGGCTCATATACCTGTAGTCTGTGCCTAGCTCTTCTTTTACTTTAGCTCTGTAACAATCTTGAGCATAATCATTTAATTCTGAGTAAGCTCTGTTTAGCTGGTCCATAGCATCTTTTTTTGCTGACTTAGTGTAAAACTGACCATTGTAAATGGCTTCAGCTCTTTTTACTCTTTCTACATATTTTTCAAAATGTGACATTTTTTTCTCCTTTTTGTTGTTGTTTAAATATCTCACATGTATATAGTACACTTTTTTACATGAATGTACAACTATTTATACACTTATTTAGACAAAAAAAAGGACAGCCCTAAGACTGCCCTTTCCTTACAGGAGTTCTGTTACCTATATTTTTGCATGAAAGCTTTTGCAATGTTTTCAGCAGAGTGGTCACAGCTGTAACCAGTGAAGTGTTCAGCCACAACCTCTATGAACTCTTCAGCATCTAAAGTCAAAGCTTCAAGCACATCAGCCATTCCAGATGCACTGTCTTCATTGTCTTTCTTGAAGTTAGCAAAGAGCTCTAGGGTAAAATCATCTACCCACACTTCAGGTTCTAGTCTTGTTATATTTGTCATGTTTTTCTCCATTTGTTTATAACAGGTGTAATCATACTCCTGTGTGTACAAATGTGCAAGTTTTAATATAGACCTAAATCTACAATACCTTCTGTGGGTTGTTTGGCTGTTCTAAGTCTGGCTATGCCTTTGTTGACTATGCCACCTGTAGCAAAGTCAGGTATGCCCTCTAGCAAAATTTTGTTACGCATTTCCTCAGTGATTTTGATGACGTTGGAGTTCAAAAGTTCGTCAGGGTGCATGTCATCAAAAAGCTCATCATAGTGATAAGGTTCTTTAATAAAAGTATCATCAAAATCTAACTTACTATTCTTTTGAAACTCACCACCATATTTATTAGCCAGTTTCTGCATGTATGATGGTATTTTTTTGTCATAGAGGTTTTCATAAAAACGAAAGTTCTTTACATCTATTTCAGCATTGCCAGTTTCATACCTTGCTTTGATAGGACCTGAACCAGATATGGATATGGCTGGCTTACCTTCTTCTACAGCTTGCAGTAACATTTTTTTTATCGCCATCTCATGGTAGTCGTCTTTGTATGGGTAGTTAGGAACAAGGTAATCTATGCTTTTACTGATAGCTCTGGCTTCTGAGGCAGTTTCTGACAATTTGTTAAGAGCAAAAGCTTCTTCTTCAAGAAGTTGTATATCAGTATTATTGAATAAAAAGTCTTCCAAGCGGTTAGCTGAATAAACTGAATCATCATAAGATAGAGATGGGGTGTCATAACCTCTTTCATCTGTTTTTCTTATTTCATTAAGTTCATTGGCAATTCTTTGATTATTGGTTATATCTGGTTCATCATTATAGTTGTAAATACGTTTCGTTGATGGTTCTTGTTTTGTGTACACACCCTTTTTGATTAACATGTCTTCAACTATGTCAGCTTGTTTAAGTATTTTTTGTTTTGCAACACTAAGTTCAGACTGTATTTTCTCTATGTTCTCTGGTGTTTTATAACCATACTTAGCGCCCTCTTTGTGTATGTCTGCCTGTATCTCATCACCATGTAGTGTCTCAGTATAATCATCAAGCCTTCTATCTCTCACCAAAGCATGGGCTAGGTAGTTGCCTTCATCTGGATTCAAACCAGAGTGAGCTAACTGATGTGTTTCAGGTGCACCTTCAAAGGTATATACAATTTCTCTGTAGTTTTTACCACCGGGCAGTGTTGCATCCATGAAACCTTTGTATTGGGTTGCACCATAAATTGAGCCATAACTTTCTTCTTCTGCCATTGCTCCTCTGAGCTGTATCTGGGCTTCTGTTGGGCTGTAAGCTATGTTGTATTCATCAGTAACTCTTTTACCATCAAGAAATAGTTGATAACCAACTTCTTCATTACCAAAGGCAAAAGTATCTTCACCTACATTACCTGTTGCTCTTATAAGTTCGTAGGGGTTTTCCATGTATTGGACATTAGCTATTGCATCTAAAGTTTTTTCATAGGTATCGTTGTCAGATTTTGGTATGTCTTCAAAAGATTCTACTTCTGCAACATTAGATTCAGAGGCAAAGCGATTATATAATCTTGTTGCTCTGTCTTGTAGTATTTGGGTAGGTTTATCAAAACCTAAATCTCCTTCTTGTACACCACCTACTCCAAGTTCAACTCTTAAATTATCTATTTCATGTTGATAAACTTTAGAACCATCTAGTGGGTCTTCTAGTGGGTAAGTTGTTTCAAAATTCATATCTGATGAATCACCACCTAGAATTTTTTTGCCAACCACTACTTTATTGCCACTGACACCTTCTACTGTCTCTCTCAGTGTGGCTTTAGGGTTGTCTTTAATAAATTCATCTATGCCAAGAAATTCTAGTTCCTTTGGTTTTAGGTTCTTGTTTGCCCACTGCACTATGCCTTGACCTTTTAGGCTTGGAGGAGCTTTCTCAATTAAATCTTTGATTGCTGGTGAATAAGAACCATCAGGTGTGTATGCCAGATTGAGGGTGTCTTCTGGTGTAAACATAGGTTCTTTGCCTAAAGTTGCTATGCCTGTTTCTGTTTTTGCTCCTTTGCCAGCTTTACTGCCAGCTCTCATCACTGCACCCAAAGCTCCTAGCCCTTTTAATGTTGCACCCAATGGAGGACCAAAGTATGGAGAAGCGTACAGTGCATCACCAGCTACACCTAAACCTTGCAATCCAGCATCTAAGTAACCCCAGCCACCTCTAGCTAAATTTTCATCCATAGATAGATAAGGTTCATTAGAGAAAGCTTCTGTGAAGGGTTGGTCACGTGATGGCAAGGATGGATATAGACCTTTTGCATCTAAAATACCAGCACCGGGTGCTAACATACCACCAAAGTTACTTATCTGTCCCGGACTAGGGACGCTTTCCTTGTATATTTGACCTTTAAGTTCTTGTGCTTTTGCTGCGTTCTCTAGTGCTTCTTTTAAAGACATTTATGCAGTTTATCATCTAAAGCAAGGTCCAGTAAACCAAACAACAACTGCATATCTTTCTCCAGAAGTGATTGGTTTGACTTTGTGAGGTATAAAGCTACTGAAAGCTATCACATTACCAGCTGTGGGTCTTTGGCAAGTTCCTGTCTCACTGGTACGAAAGCATATTTCACCACCTTCATAATCATCATTCAAAATAATTGATACACTGACTTTTCTGGATATTGCCTTTTCATTGGAATCCAAGTCAATGTGGTAGTTGTAACCATTGGAAGGTGACTTGTAGTGTAGTATCTGTGCTTTTTCTATACCTGTAAGTTCATACTTAAAGTAGAGATTAACCATTTGAGCTACCTTTTGCAGTATCTCATACAGGTTTTCAGCTTCATGTTCTATGTAGTAGACATCAGCATCTCTTACAGATGTGTCTTCTACCTCTTTACCATCTTGATTGACCTTGCCTTTGACTGGCATTGCATCCTCAAGGTAGTCCATGAAGGCTTGTACTTCTTCGCTGGATAGAGCCATTCCTGTGACTCCATGTTTGGATGGGTTCATTTGTACATTAGCTCATAAGTAGACCAATTCTTCAACAATATGTCTAACCAGTCCTCCATAGACATGATAGCCATTTTTTGATTGTCTACCTCCCATTCTGGATTTATGGCATGAAAGGGTATAGCCACTCTTGTGGGAACTCTGTTGAACTTAAAAATTAAAACAGGAATAGTTCCTTCATTGTCAGCTGAGTCACAAACTTGTCTCCACCACTCTGATTTTAACCAGTTGCCTTCTTTGTAGTGCTTGCACTCTATGGAATGATATGGAATGTTTATGTCAGAAAGGTTTTTTGTCTGGTATTGGTCTAAGTTTCTCTTACAGGTTACATCAAAATTGTTTTGCAAAAAAAAGTCATTTAGGATTCCTACCACCTTTCTTTCATAACTAGCTCCTTTGTTCCTTGAGTTGATTGGCATGTCAGATTTTTCTATTTATATTTTTTTGCAAAGTATAGCACTTATGAATCCTAATGGTATTTTTTGGTGATTGGGTGTACTCAACTTAGTTATAACTATAAAAATATTTGTCTCTGTCATATATGGGTGTAAGGGGTCCCTTTTAATCCTCATCTCTGGAAAAAACCCATTCCATAGGGTTTCTTTGCAGTTCTTTTTTTGCCAGAGCTGGCTGATGTTTACCCTGTGTTCACACATCTACACATTCATGGTATTGTTTGCACATAAGAATATTGCTCTAAGCTGTTGATTTTATTAGCTTTTTTCAAAAAAAAAGTTTTTTCTGGGATTTTACAGCGTGACTGGAAGAGCGCCTAATTGCTAAGTTATATCTTCACTTATCTTTCATTGAGTAATCTGTGGTTTCTGCTCCCAATAGCTTGCCTAACCTTTCCTTGATTTGTTCTTTGGTCATGCTCTCAAGGTTAGCATTGATGTTCACATTCTGTGACCTATTGATAGATAAACCAGCAAGTTGATTGAGCTCTTTGATAGCAGACACAGCAGCATTGAACTGTCCACTCTCAAATGCTGTCTCTGTTATCTTCCACAACATAGTGCCAGTCTTGGCTGGTGTGATTGCATACTTCTCTGCTAATTCATCTTGCTTCACTCTTATGGCTTTAACCACATTAGGATGGTGTTTGCCACTCAACAGCTTGTTAGCACTTACTGCTGGAAACTCAAACCCAGCTTTCCTAGCTGCCTCAGTCTGGGAGCAAGCTCCCTCTGTGTAATGCCACACAAAACTGGCTTGCATCTCAGTCAGCCCAAACTCTTCATCTTTCTCAAATTGAGTTGGAGCACTCACCAGTGGTGTCTTATCTTTTTTTGGTCTAGCCATATTTATATCCTCATTACCATTCCATACCTAACAGTGTACCAAGTGCAGTGTACAGCCTCCAAACACTTCTGTAATTACAACCCTTATAAATCCCTCTGTCTGTTTATATAACCAATAATATATAGTTCTTTTATATATATAGTACACTTATAACCTATTATAGACAGAAAGCCTTATAAAATAAGGAAAAACATGACAGTGTACCTCTCAGTGTACCTCTACCCAGATACACCCTGTCAGATACCCTATTTCTACACATATCCACAGAACAATGCACACTTGTACTCATCTGTCCATTTCCCTCATCACTTCATCTCTTGTCTTGAAGTGTACCCTAACAAAATATTTCCTCACCAAAGCCACTATAGTGAACACCAAAGTTTGCACTCCAGCTGTGACTGGCACATTCAGTTCTAACCAAGTGGTGACAGATAAGACCAAAAAAGCTATAGGAAATGCCATGAAAAAACCAATGGTCACATCACTTACAGCTTCTCTCATGGCACTCCTATCTAGTGTCATATGTCACCCTTAAACTAGCTTTGATACCACACTTGTTGAGCTTCTCTTTTAGCTCCTCTAAAGAGTTATCACTCTCAGGTCTAATGACCACCCCAGAGTGTACATAAAGAGCTTTAACAGTCTTTTTTTCTTTACTCATGGTGTGTACACCAAAACAAAGCTATTGCACTCAGGACAGCTTAAATTTGTCTCCATTCTATAATCCTCCAACTCAGTGTCATTGTCTCCACCCCATATAAGTTTAGTTCCACAGTTGTAACAGTTCATCTTTGTCTCAAATATCTCCAATTTTCAATCAAATACTGAATCATGTTGTGTACAGCCACAAATGGCATGGAGATGACAACAAATATTAGCAATATCACAACAATTAGAAGGAATAACCATATGTTGAACCACTCTTTAATCACTAATCATCTCCAAAGTTGCTATTGAACCCACCACTGTCGTTTTCTACAGCTGTGTAGTTCAAATCATAGACCTTTTTACCATTAGTCCTTCTGGGCTCTATGCCTCTTTCATGTAAAACACGACTAGCATCTTTGATGTCAGGCATACGAGGGGCTTTGATGCCCAAATCCCTTAGCAATTTAGTCATTTGGACAGGTTTAGTGCTATCACTGTCAAAATTAACATGTTCTAGCAATAAATCTTCCACACTTGACTGAGTTCTGTATATTTCATTGGAATCTTGCAGTAATTCCCTCTCATCTGGGCTCAAAAACCAGTTTTTCTGACCTTTTACATACATAGTCTCCTTCACCTCAGCCCACATCTGTTGCATGTCCACACCATGATTTACATTGATGTCTTTGACAGCCAAAACCCAAAATCTTCTGTTTCCAGAGGTATCTGTCAAGAACTCTCTGGCATTTACAGAAGCATAAAATGCTGTCCTTCTTTGATAAGTGGTAAATGCTCTGTCATAAGGTAATCTCAGCTCATCTGTCCTTGCAGTGACAAAAGCTTTCAGCTGGTCTATGTCAGATTTCTTAAAAGTGCTCTCAATTTCACCCAACTCGACAATCCAGTGTGAGACAGCCCTTTTGACACTATCCTTGTCACTGGGGTTCAGTGTAGCTCCTTCTAACAACCAGCCTTTGTCATAGTCACACAGTCTTTTAAACCATAGTGTTTTACCCAGCCCTTGAGCACCTTGCAATACCAGTATTCCCTCCAGTTCCACTCCTTGCTCTTCATAAGCTGCTGCTACACAGCTGACCAACCACTTTTTCATCAGCATTTCTTTAAGTTGGTTACTCTCATGTGTTACTAGACTGTCTAAAAAGTCTGGTAGTCTGCTCACACCATCCCATTGTCTGCTTTCTATCCACTCAACCACTGGGTTGTACTCTTGTGCCAAGACTTTCAGATAGTCTCTGACTTTGGTGTGTGGAATACTCATGTTGATACATCTATCCTCTACTTCTATTAAAGAAGCCTCCTCCTTCATGTCAGCTATAAAAGAAGAGTTGGGTATTTCTATTTCCATCCTCTTTTTAATGACATTGTATCTGACATCTATGCTGTGGGTTTTGAGCACACCATTGACATTATCTTTGGTGTTCAGAAACCTACCATTGGCATTTCTTTGGAAGTCATACTCCACTGGCAAGTCCAATTTCTGTAGTGAGGGTATCAGCTCTCCTTCCAACACATCATTCTTGTGGTCATTGTAATCACCTTGACTTTGAGGCATCAAAACCTCTGCATTTCCTTTGCTCTTCAGTATTAACTGACAAGCTTTACTAGCCTCTTTCTCACCAGTCTTGCTGTCATCATTGTCAGCAATGAATACATGTTTTCTTTCAGGAAAGAACTCAAACATAACCTCAGCAACAGGTGATAAGTTGTAAGCATCAAAACTGATGATGACAGGTTGAGAGTAGTCAGCATAAACACTCGCTCCAGTTGCATACCCTTCTGCATAATTTATAACCTCACTGTTTTTAAGTATCTCTTGTCCAAGTATAAAAAAGCTACCAGACTTCTTTGAGCCAGTGAGGAACTTTTTAGAGCCATCAGCATTGATGTACTGTATGCCCACCACTGATAGTTGTTTGTCATAAAGGGGTATCATTAAGACCCCTTCAGGGCTAATTTTAAGCCCATAAGAGAGCACTTTCTTCTTTTCTAGGTATGGGTGCTTCTCACAAGGTTGTGCCTCTTCCCAGAGACTTTGTGCTTTTTTCGCTGCTTTTGAATATTTCTCTTGTTGTTTTACCTCAGCTTCTTTTCTTAGGGCTTCTATCTCAGCTTTAGCTTCTTTGGTTAGAGTGTATTTCTTTTTGTTTTCTGGTTTCCATGTAGCTGTGGGAGAATCAGCTGAGTATCGGTAGTCACCCAATCTTCCAAAAGGAACAGATTGACCAAGCCACAGCTGATACCACCCACAGAATTTACGCTTGCCACCAACATTGATGTATGCTCGACCTACAGAGCCATCAGTGACCAAGCCTTTCTTTGGGTCCGGTTCCATGCCATTCTCTGATAGAAAGTTAGAGAACTCATGTATTAAATCTGTTGTAAATGGTTTATCAAAATTCTTTGTAGGTCTGGTTATTTTTAGTGACATCAAGTATCTCTTTTTTTAGGTCTATTGCAGTTTGTAGTAAGATGTGTAAAATACTACAAGATTTTATTATATTAAGCAAACAAAAAAAGGAGACTGATATGAGTTTGACAATAAAAAGTGAAGGTGACTTTGAAGCTTTGGCTGTGGGTCAGTATGAAGGTGTGTGTTATAGAATAGTAGATATGGGCACAAGAATGGAACCGCCTTTTAAAGAAGGCGACAAACCAAAAAAGAGGACAACAGTAAATATTACTTTTGAACTGCCTAATGAAAAAATGGAAGATGGTAGACCTCTGAGCATATCCAGAACTTACACACAGAGTCTGTTTGAATCCAGTGCACTGAGAAAAGATTTGGTGTCATGGAGAGGTAAGAACTTTACACCAGATGAAGAAGCTGGTTTTGATATTTCCAATCTGTTGGGCAAAAATGCTTTGATAGAAGTAGCACATACTGTAAATGGTAAAGCTAAAATTGGTGGTATCTTCAAACCAGATGGTGGTGTGCAAGACACACCAACACACAATGAGCTGACTGCTTTTGATATGGATGTGTACTGTGATGAATTTAATGGTAACTCCAGTGACAAAACTAAAGCCATGTGTGATGTATTTGAATCACTACCTGAATGGCAACAAAAAGACATTGAAGATAGTTTTGAATACAAAGCTGCTAATGAAGGCAACAATGAATCTAAAGAAGTTGAAGAAGCAGAAGTAGTGGAAGAAGAATCAAAAGGTCTGGCTGATTTCAAATCAGATGATGACAAAGATTCAATACCATTTTAAATAAGGTTTCCTGTGGGTGGTGTTTTTCTCTTATCTCACACATCAAGTAAAATCCACCCACAACCTCTTTGCACATGACAGACAAAGACATGGTTAATCAACCACCTCACTATGTGAATCAAGGTGAGGTTGAGTGCCTTGATTACATCAAGCAACAGCTGGGTGATAACTACAGATATTATTTAGAAGGGGCTTGTATTAAGTACATGCACAGATACAAGTACAAAGGCAAAGAATTAGAAGACCTAGAGAAGCATAAATTTTATTTGGAAAGGTTAATAAGAGAAATTAAAATCATTGAAATTAAAGCATTAAAAAACAATCAAGGAATGTAATTGAACAGCTTAGAGTATGACATTTATAATCTGCCATCAGCCATCATGATGGAACACCAGATGTCTACAGACACCATACAAACACTTAACACCTACCTAGACAAAGAATTACAGAATCCTGATAGAAAGTCTCTTGGTGGAGATTTGGTAGGACAGATACATCAAGGTGAACAGCTGTCTATGGATTTTGAATGTGAACAACTCAGAGACTTTAGAGCTATGGTTGAGAATTTAGGTGTGGCTTATCTTAGACACTTTGTAGAACAAACTGGCACTATGATTAGACCCAAACAAGTGGTCACAGACAAGCTCTGGTCAGTGCATAGTTATGAGGGTGATTACAACCCCATACATGACCATCTAACAGCTTCACCTATGGGCATAAGCTTTACTACATGGACAAAAGTACCAGAACAGATAGGTAAGACAGCAGATGGCAAAGAAATAGAAGAATACAGTTTATACAACTCATCTGGAGTAATAGATGGGTACATCAATTTCACATATGGTCTTAACCAAACCTCTGACCCTGAGAGGTTAAGACCTTCACAGTCTCGATATGTGAAACCAGAGGAGGGTAAGTTGCTGTTGTTTCCATCTTGGATGCAACATGTGGTTTACCCTTTTTTTGGTTCAGGAGAGAGAAGAACTGTGGCTGGCAACATGAATTGCTTTGAAGTAACAGAAGAACAAATGAAAGGAGCACAAGATGGAGTTTAAAGAAGGTATATATGAAAATTTAAGTTATGAACAGTATGATTCAATACCAGCCTTTAGGTCACATGACCTGACAGCTGTAATCAAATGTCCTTACACTTGGAAAAACAAGAAAGGGTTGACACCCTCTCCAGCTCTGCTGGAAGGTAGAGTGCAACACACAGTGTTCTTAGAACACCACAAGTTTGATGAGGAGTTTGTCATACAACCCAACATAGACAGAAGAACCAAAGTAGGTAAAGCTGAGTATGAAGATTTTTTAGCTACTGTGGGCAACAGGACACCTATCACACAAGACCTATATGACTTGTGTATGGAAAGAAGAGAGATAGTCAAAGACTTTATCCCTAAAGAAGACCACAAAGTGGAGTGCACTCTTGTATTCACATATCATGGTCATCCCTTTAAATGCAGAATGGACTGGTATGACAATGTAGATGTGTGGGATTTAAAGACTTGTAGAGATGCTTCTTTTAGAGGGTTCAAACAAGCCATCAACTCTTTTAACTATCATATGCAAGCATCTTTGTATGTTGATGCTTGTAGGATATTAGATTTGCCAGCTGGTAGTTTTAACTTCTTAGCACAAGAAAAGACACACCCATTTCCTTATGTGGTTTACACCTTATCTGATGAAGCTATGGAGTATGCTAGAGCCAAGAACCAACAAGCTTTGTCTTTGTTACTTAAATGTAAAGAAGAAGATAAGTTTGTGCCTTATGGCTTAGAAGGAACTCAAACCATAGAACTAGGAGACTTGTATTAGTTACAACTAGGCTTTAGTTCTTTGTAGTCTGGGTAGTGACCAGCACACACCATGTCTTTGTAGTGTTGTTCTGCCAGTACCATGTCTTGGAAATCCATAGCACCCACAAAGCCTAACATCATAAATATCAATATGGTTATAAACCAGCCTTTCATAATCCTCTCCTTTTTGTAAGTTTCATCTCAGCAAACTTTTCATCAATGTCTGCAATGCTCTGTACAGTATCAGCTGATGTATCAACATAATCTAAAACATCAACACCACCAGAAAACCTAACAAAACCAATAGCCATGTCATTGGTGTCTCTTATTGACCAGCCACCCATCCTTTTGGTTGAGAACTTCTCACAAGGTGTCTTGTCAAAGTCAGCTGGAGCATAGTCAAAGAACTTCTCTACAGCTTTGTCAAAATCAAATTTATCCATTTTGTCTAAAACTTTTTAAATATTTTTTAGGCAAACCCATATCTAAAAGCTCTTGGTCACTTGCAGTATTAGAAACACCTAACAAATCTGCAACTTTATCTAAAGTTTCTTGTCCACTACTTGTTAATCTGTCGTAATCAAAGTACAAGTCACTTACTAATTTTTTTACTAATTTTACTTCTTGTGATTTCATTTTTTTCTCCTTTGTTATTAATCTCACATGTCTATAATAACAGATATACACAAATGTGCAAGTATTTATACAAATAAATATTAATTAATTTAAGGTATAGATTCATACAAATCTATTGACCTTTGCTTGTCACATAGCCAGAAGACCAGCAAGTATCTGTCACCACTCTCCACTGGCAGACCTCTGTGTAGACTTGTAAAGCTTGGGAATATCAAAGCATGACCACTGGGCAAAGGTTTAAGCACACCATGATTATGGAACTCAGTGCCACCTCCTTTATATGAGCCAGTGTTCAAAGGAACAACCACACTGATTTCTGAACTGTCATCATGATGCCATGCTCCTTGCTTCTTATCCACAAGGTTGTAGTTAGCTATCTGTATAGTGGTTGGGTCTTTACAATCTCTTTGCCATATAGCATTAAAGATTGGGTTGAGCACAGTTTGTGTGACAAACCACATGTTCCTGTACAGCTCAGGAACTTGCTCTTTTAAAACAATCTCTGGTATTTGTCTGAGCTCATCTTCTTCATCATTGCCCACAAAACCTATTTCTTTTTTCATGTGCTCAATCTCTTTCACCAACAACTTACAAAAGTGTCTTCTAAACAAAGGCACTCTATAGACATCAGGAAATATTTTTTTAATCACTTTATGTACAGGGGTTTTGTCCATCTTATCCACACCATCTCCAGCTCTGTACTTAGCTATCAATGGTAAAGTCTCTTGCACAGCATCATAAGTGGTTTGATTGACCATCCAATGAGATTGCATGCTCAGTAGATAATTCTTGAGTTTGTACATGGTTTTGTAGTTTAACATATAATATAGAATATATATTTGTAATTTGTTGCAAATATTAGTAGAATGAACCACATGGAAAATCAAGCAGTTATATTAAGTAATAAACAAAGAAAAAGTTTGGCTGTGGATGTCAAGACTTATGACTTACTTCAAGATATATGTAAAACAGAGCACAGGTCTATTATAAACCAGCTCAAGTTACTTATTGAGAAGGAACATAAACGCTTGAACACAATCACAGACTAATGTTCTTTAAAAACATCATGGCAAAAAAATCAGTGCCTCAAAGTTATAAACCTGTGGTGGAAGCACCAGAGGTAATTGAACTTTACAGCAGATTAACATTGCACCATCAAACAGCTTTATTAAGACTTATTTCAAGGAACTTAGAAATAGAAGTTAATGGTCAAACCACTATGGGTTATGACATGGATTTTGAAGTTGAAGGAGCAATGATAAAAGCAACTGAGTCTTTAGACTAGACCAGCAATACCCATCTGTTGCCTTAAAGCAATCTCTCTGTCATCCTCATTAGGTAGGACAGTAGGAGACAACATTTGTTGTGGGGGTAATGTTTTATTTGGGGTAAATATATCACCTCCTACTGTGGGTACTTGAAAATTGTTTATAGAGCCTTGTAAGTTTTCTTTTTCTTGTTGCTGTTTTTCAAACTCTTCTAAAAGTAGTTTATCAGCATACTCTTGTTGTTCTTCTTTTATCAAAGCTTTTCTTTCTTCAACAGAAGTAGTGGCTTCATTTAAACCTTCAACACCACCTCTAGCAACAGTTTGAGTTGCCCAATAAGACCACGGGTTTGTTTTTAAAAAATATTGACTTAATTCTTTGCTTCTATTTGGGTCTATAAGAGCATCTATTAAAATATCTTCATATAAATCTTGTTGTGTTCTTGCAGAAACTTCTATAGATTCTTTACCTAAGTTACCAGTAATAGTTCTACCTGAAGCGTTCATCAAGCCATATATAAAACTTTTTCCTTTAGTTGACAAAGCTGCACTCTCAAAACCCAATAATTTTGATATGCTTTGAAAAGGTTGTGTGTCTGGTGAGCCTTGTAAAGCTATCCAATTCATTGTTTGCATTGTGTCAGACAAATCAATAAAGTTTTTTAACTCATCAGGCTCAAGTATTGCTTCTAATAATTTAGCTTTTGTTCCCCTTGCTTTTGACTCAGCAATTTCTGGAGCTAATATTTTAAGTTCATTAACTGTAAGATTTCCAGAAGGATTCATTCTTGGAAATGCCTGTTTAACATTTCCAATTCCTATGCTTCTTAAAAATTTATTGGGTGCTCCTAATGGATTTGTAGTACCACTAATAGCATCATCCCATTGTGTTCTCAACCAAGCTCCTTTTAAATTTTGCCAAGCTTGTGCCCCCTCTGGAGTTCCTTGCAATATATTTTTTAATTCTGTAATTTCCTTAGTGGTGGCATTTCCTTTAAACATTCTTTGTGTAAGTCTAGCAGCTTGATTACCACCTTTTTCAACAGCATTAGCCAAAACACCAACAAGTGACCTTTCTAAAGTTTGAGTAGTTCCTATTGTCTCATCAAATATTTCTGTGACTTGTTTGTATAAAGGATTAGATTCTTTCAACCTATTAGAAATTTGATTCCTTAACAGGGTTATTTCTCTTTTTAAAGATTTGTCTGTCTCTTTGGTGGCAGATGCTATTAATCTGTTAAAATCATCTTTTAAAGCCAAATGCAATAACTCAGTGGTGTCTCTTGGATTCTTTGTTCTATTGTCAATAAGAGCTTTTTCTATTTTTTGATAAACAGCTCTTTTTGCATCAGAAACATTTGATTTAGGGTCAGTTACTTTTCTTACTTGTGCCAAAATGTCACTGACATCAATCTTTACATCTAAATCATAAGCATCTCTATATAAAGGCTTAACCTCTTCAGCTAAATTTTTTTTAATTTTGTCTAAATAAACTTTGCTTGCTTCTGCTACATCCAAACTGGCATCTAAAGAAGCTTTGCCTGTAAGTTTGTTTTTTAAAGAATCATCTACATATTTACCAGAAAGCAATTCATCAAAAAAACCTTCAACATGTCTATTCATTATCTCTTGTCTATCATGATAATGTTGCCACAATTTATCTGAAGCTAATCTTTTTTGTAAATACTTTTGTAGTTGTGACACACTACTAACAGTTCCTTCTGCTTCTGCTCTGGTTAAATCAACACCCCACCTCTCTTTTGTGTATGCTATTTTGTCATCAACTGTCTTACCACCATGATTAATAATGTCATTTAAAGCAGTTCTTCCATCAGTGCCGGGAAATTTGCTAACTAAACTTTGTAATTGTTTAGGAAAAGCCTGATATGGCAAACCTATTGGTACTCCAGCAAATAGTGTGCTAAGTAACAAATCTTTTGATGCTTTTTCCACATCCAAAGGTGGACCACCTAACATTGCTGATAGCCCAGCTCTTGCTGCGTAACTTGCAGTTCCACCAGAAGCTGCATATTGCATAGCTCTAATGGCAGCACCTGTTGGTTTTTTAGTTTCTGCAAAACCTACACCCAACCCTATAGTACCGGGTATTACTTCTGATAAAAATTGTGCTGTAGGTCCTACCTTGCCCCAAATTTCATCTTTTTGAAACCACGGGAATATACTGTCCTCAAACTCTTTAACAAATTTATTTTTTCTAGCATCATAAAAAACTATATCACCATCTTCATCAAGACTATATAAATCAACAGGGTCTTTGCCCTCTTTAACCATATCTGGAAATCTTCTTTCTGCTAACCACCTAGTTCTAGCAGTTTCATCATTGGTTAATCCAGAAAGAAAAGCCTCTGCAAAACCACTTTGTCCAGACTCTGCTTCTACAGTTCTGTTGTATGCTTCTAATTCTTCTTCTGTTAGTTCAGGCATTATTTTGTAACTCTATATATTTTGCCTTGAGCATCCATGTAATAATCTATTCCATCTATAGTTCTTTGATACATTGCTCCATCAGGTACTCCATCAATGTCCTTTGCTACACCAGAGGGAACTTCTGCTTGCAAGCTGTCAACGTTAGAATGTCTTATAGAAACAGTGTTATAAATTTTTTCATTCTCTTCTGCATTGTCACCCACAAAATTCAAATCATCATCTACATATTTATAAATGTCATTTTCTAACTCTTCTTCTGTAAACAAAGGATTTTCCTTTAGCCACTCAGCTCTAAATTGGCTTTGTCTTGCTCTAATTTGGTCTAAAGACTTTCCATCATCTTGTAACTGGGCTGATTCATTAGCCCAATCTAAATCTAATTGTATTGACCTATCAGCTATCCTCTCTAAATAATCTACCATTTTCATAAAACCACCGTAAGTAGAACCAAGTCCCGGTGATGCTCTTGCAAACAAATCCATTTCTTTATTAGAAATAGCCCCTTTAGTTTGCCCAACCAATGACATTACAAAACCAGTACCTATTTGGTTTATTAATTCTTGGTCTTCCAAAATAGTTTTACTAACCAGCCCATCCATGCCCAAATTTAATGCAACATTTTTTAAACCCATAGTCCAAAGCTCTAATTGTCCAAAATTTTCTTCACCTAAATCAAAGGCTACTTTTCTAGCGTATTGTGCTTTTTCTTTAACAGCATAAGCCCCATCAGCATCTTCTGACCACTTAGTTTGCCTGTCTATTATTTGTCCAGCTGTGAGGTCATTTAATTTTTCGTATTGATTTCCTGTGCCACTCATGTCAACCAAAGGAGTTTTAATTTCAGCAGCTTGGTATATATCAGGGTTACGCAGAATTTTTTTGTAAAGAGGGTCAGTTATATCAAAAGTTCTTTCAACCCTCTCATTACTATCTGGGTCTATATAACTTAAAGTGTTGGCTTTAATCTCTTTATTTGAATCACCCATTAACTGCAAGTAAATACTGTCTAAAAATTCATTAGCTTTTTGTTCATCTTGCATAGCAAGTCTAGCAGCTTCTAAACCTATTTCACGTCTAGCTTTTTCTTTTTCTGCTCTGTTTGCTTGCATTTTTTTTGAAGCATTAGTAAAACCAACACCCAACCCAGTGTATAAAGAAGCTCTGCCTGTGTTTGGAGTTGACAATATACCAGCACCAAGTTCTGTAGCTAAATCAAAAATATCCATTCTTGGAGGAGCATAAGTGTAAGGCTCTAACCTTTCTTGATATGTTTTTACATTTTTATCAAAATCCATTCTTCTTTTTAAAATTTCATTTAAACCTTCCATAAAAGAAATAGAAGTATTAGGATTTTGGGTTTCAGTAATATTGTCTGTTTCTGCCATTAGCTTGGGTATCTAGGTTGATTAGCCAAATTTCCTAAAGCACCAAGAGAGCTTAAACCTACACCTATACCAGCCATCATTGGGCTAGGTCTAGGAGCAAATTGTGTAGAAGTTTGGAAAGAACCTTTCGGAACCATCTGTATAAATGGTGAAAGGGCTTGATATTGAGCTAAAGGCGCAGCCTGTGCTGTAAGTTGATTAGCCCTCTGAGCATCCAACATGGCTTGATTTTGAGCTTGTTGCATACCACCTGAACCAAACAACTGACTTACATCAAAAGCTCCAGCCTGTTGAGTTGCAGTGCCTAGATTTTGTAAATTGCCACCAAGACCTACTCTTGCACCACCTAAAGTTTGACCATACATAGATTCAATGTTGCCTAAATTACTAAGAGCTCCAGCTCCAGTTTGTGCAGCACCAAATCTTGTACCAGCAAGACCAGCCAAACCAGTTGATGCAAGCCTTTCTGCCTGTCTCTGTCTTGCAAACTCACCTAATCCAGTTTGTTGTGCTTCACTAAATCCTCTTGACCTTATACCACCCAATGCCTCTGCAAGACCTCTACCTAAGTCTCTTCTCCTTTCACCAGCTGTTAATCTTGCCCTAGAACCAAATGCAGACTGTCCACCAGTCATTATGTCTCTAGCTCTTTGAGCCATGTCTTGTTTATCACCAGCCTCTAGCACATCATCTATTGTTTGTTGTACTACCCTTTCTTCAAAAGGATTATAAAATCTACCTGTCATCATTGGGTCATATCCACCAACAGTGCCTCTTAAAAGACCCTCTGATTCACCCAATCTTGTGCCTAGTCCTCCTATACCACTTTGTAGTGCCCTAAGACCCTCTCTTTGCAGTTCTCTGCCCCTTTCTATGCCTTCCCCTACATCACCTATGCTTTGTCTAAATTGGCTCTCTGCACCCCTTAAAAATGGGTCTTGTGCACCAATATTTCTTCTGACTAAATCCATACTGGCAATTTGGTCAGGTGTCAGTTCAGCTCTTCTTTCCTCTACAACTCTTGGTGTGCCATCAGGATTAAAGAAAGTCTTTTCAGCAGCTCTCATAGCACCGGGTATAAAACCACCCTGTCCATCTAAGCCAAACAATAGCTGTTGAGTTAAAGCATCTAGCCCTGTTTCATTCCTTACAAGGCTTGGTATGTAATTAGGGTCAGGCACATTAGAACCTGTGTATGGAGCTAATGTTGTTGGGGTTGTTGTAATTCTTGTAGGTGTGCCAACTGTTTGTGTAACTGGATTGCCCAAATCCACAGGTGTAGTTGTTTGTGTGGGTGTTCCTTTACCCAAAATACCACCAGAAAAAGATTGTGGTGTAACACCTGTTGATTCTAAAGCTGATGCTGTCATCATTGGACTGTCAAACATTCTTCCTAATCCAGCACCCATTGCTGTAGGTCTAGGCATCTTTGGTGTTATACCAGCAGATTGTAAGTTAGCATTAATTTCTTGTTCATTTATTTTAGGTATTTGCACTGTTTGTCCACCGGGCAAAGTTATTGATTGCATGGGCAAAACCTGTCTTATACCTCCCATTTTAGGATTTATTGGCTGTGGAAACGGCTGCATTGTAGGCATACTTCTGTCTTGAGGAATTTGGTTTCGCAAATCATTTCTTTTATTTATCAAATTTCTAAAAAAGCTCATATTTTTTCTTTAAGCTGGTCTTGCTTGACTGCTAAAAGCCTCCATAAGTTTATACATTAAATCTGTGCCACCATCTCTGCTTGGAGCACCTGTAGGACTTAAAGTTATTATGCCACTATTATTTTTCATGTCATAAGTTCCAGCACCTCTAACAGCTTGTCCTGTCATAACAAACTCACCATCTGATAACATGGCTGGCACATCATCACTGGTTTCAGTGCCTTCACCATTAATCTGTCCATTCATTCTTTCAAAGTCCTCTACAGCTACATTGCCACCTTCAGCATATGCCATTGGCATAACATAACCACCCATGTTGTAACCCATTCTTTTTACAACATCAGGAGCTACTTCAGACAATGCCTCTAAACCTTTATTTGGGTACATTTCTCCACCTTGTGATGCCATCACAACCTCTTGTGGTCTACCACCACTTAGTTGTGGCATTGTATTAGCTGGTAATAAACCAAACTCAGTAGGGTTTGGAGGTCTTTGACCCATCCTTCTAGCCATTTCAGCTTCAAGATTGTATCTACCAGCTGCGTTCATTGTTAGTAAAGGTGTAAGTTGCACACCCTCTTGTTTCTTAGTATCTTCATATGCCAACTTGCCTAAACCAGTAGCTAAAGCACCTAGCCCTAACATGCCCATGCCACTTAGACCACCTTGTTCATTTCTAAAAGATGGCATATTTGCAAATAAACTAGCTGAATTAGGGTCTGTTTGTCCTTTAAGTGTATCTTCAATGCCTTTTATAAAACGCGGTGTACTTCTACCAAAGAAACTACCTTGTTGGCTTGCCAACTGTTCATATTCTTCTTGTGTAATTACATTACCTTCTGCATCTTGATAAACTATGCTGCCATCTTCTTGTGTTGTAGCAGTTCCCTGTCCACCACCACCAAATAATCCACCTATACCTCTTCTAATAGCTGGACCTATGCTTCCACCAAATATACCTTTTGTACCCTCTGCTGGGTTAAAGAAGCCACTACCACCTTCTCCACCCCCAAATTACCTATACCACTTCTCATACGTGGTCCTAGAGTTCCACCAAATATACCTGTTGCATCAGCACTTGAGTTAATACCCGGTGTTCTACCAAAAAATTGACCTATCTTACTATCACCACCAAAGCCACCAGCTGCTGTCATGAGGTCACCAATACCACCCTCACCTTTTGCAATGTTTACTACAGCTCTACCTCTGTTATATGCAAGAGCTGGTGCTTGCCACGGTCCGGGAACTATAGCAGCAACAGGTGCAATTACTTTGACTACTTTTTTAACACCTTTAGCTATTTTCTTTAAA